GCCTGTCCAATACTGTCCTGTAGCTCTTGCTGTCTGAACTGATACGATTTAGATTTAGGGTCATTATAGGCTTCCCACGGGTCAAATTCATCTTTCTCTAATTCAATACGTTGCGGGCCAACGGGTTGTCCGTTATTTCCACCTTGAACCATCGCTGCAACTGTATTTGCAATATCTGGCCTTCCTTGGAGTAACTTCCCAATCGCTTGATATTTTTTTAGATTTTGATTTTCATTAGCGAGTTTATCCTTTTCAGACTGGAAATACTTGACCTGTTCTTCCAAATTCTGTCCAGAACTCTCTGCTCCTGTTTGTCCTTCATCTTGCCCTACATTATCAACGGGTTGACCTCCTTCTGGGAGATTTCCGCTTTCATATGCGTCTGTCATCTTACTTCTCCTTTTGCGATTTCTGTTGTCGTAATTGAGCTTGACTACCTAAACGTAATTTCTCTGACTCCAGTTTGACCGCATCTTTTAACTTACCAATAGCGAGCTTATCGTCAGCCTTCCTTGAAGAAGACTCTTTACTAAGCTCTGCTTTGAATTTTTCTACTTCAGTACGCTTACGTGCTTGTATAGATTCTCTATGTGCTGTTTGTAAGTCGCCTGAGACTTTCTTAATTTGTTGTTGCGCTTGTCCTAACGCTTGCTGCAATTGTTGTATTTGGTCTGTTCTTGACAATACACCCTCCTTATCAAATATATCTGTTTTCTTAAGTGCTTCAACTTTATCAATAAGACCTGACTGATATGCTTGCATATAAACTTCCCACTCACCCCATTTATTAGATGGCATAGTAGAATTGCCAATTACACGTATATCAAATTGTCCAACAGATACCTCGTTTTCAATTTGCATTAATTCTTTTGACTTATCGTCATATAATCTTTTATTAATTGTATATTCATTTATATCATTGTTAGGCTGCGAAATTCTAAATGTTTTTTGAAAATTATAATGAGATTTAGCTAAATTATAAACCACTCTACCAATTCTTTTTAAAGAACCCTCAACATCTCTTAGCTTAGACTTAGAACGTCTTTGACCAAAATCTTCCATCATCATTGTTGCAGAAGAAGTTCTTGGCGCAGCCTCAGCATTTCCTTGCATCATTTCAAATATCCCCATATTTAAATCAATATATTTTTCAATCATTGCAGGTAACTGCATAATTGAAGATGATAGTGCTTGTGGTGCTGGA